AGCACCAGATCAATACAAAGATGACGACGTACTTCACGACTGCATCTCGTTGAGTTTTTGCATGTAGTGCAAAGCCTTGTTGCCATCATCGCTGTCTTCCTTCTTGCCTTGGCGCATGCTGTACTTGATGATGTTGCCCTTGAGAAAACCTCGGAACTCTTCCGGTGTCAACACTGATTTCATCACAGCCCACGGCTGCACGGTCATATCTTTGTAGTGGCTGCCGCCAACTTGTTTTTCATCTGCGCTCATCAATCAATCTCCTTCATGTAGTAGGGTGTTGCAAATCCATCAGCACGCAAGGGTAACCCTGGTGCCCAACTCAAGTCCCGGCACATGATCGCTTCGGCTATGGCCAAATTGGTTGGGTTGTGTGTCTCGATGATGATCTCATCGTGAACAGTGAACAGCTGGTTATGAAGAGCCTCCTCAAGCGCCAGCATCGACTCGCGCAAACAGTCGCGTGCAATTGCCTGTGTGATGTTCTCCACCAGCTTGCCTCCATACGTTGCAAGCCTGGTCCACTGCTTGGTCTTCTGGTCCTGGCCTTCGTATGTCAACGACCCAGTGCTGGCCACAATGTAGCGAGCACCGGTCTTGCTGTTCTCTCTCACCAAGTCCTCGTTTTCAATACGTGGTTTCACGTAGAACAGCTTGCGACCGCTTGGTAATTGGATAGTGAGAAACCCTGACTCGTATCTAAAAAACAACTTCGACTTGTGGCCCGCAATCTCCAACGCAACTGATGTCTTGTTGGTCACCGCCTGCTTGGCCGCGCGCTCGACGTCGTACCAAAGCTGAACGATCTCAGGGTTGGCCTCGCGCCACGCCACCTTGATCGGGTCCAGCTCTTCTTCAGTCAGGCCCATGCTTAACGCGCCCATGGTGGTCAGAGCGCCGACCCCGCCTTGATACCCTAGCGCCAGCTCAGCGACCTTGCCTCGTTGCCTGTAAGGCGACTTCTTGTCGACGCTGCCGGGCGGCAGCTTGAACATCTGCTCAGCTGATGCCTCGTAGATTTTGCCGTGGGTCTTGAACACTTGCAGCCGCCACTCAGACCAGGCCAGCCAAGCAATCACGCGGGCTTCAATGGCGCTGAAGTCGATTGACAGCAGGGTAGCCCCAGGGCTTGCAATGAAGGCCGTCCTGATGAGCTGTGACAGCGTGTCTGGTACGGTGCCAAACATCATGGCCAGGGTTTCAAAGTCACGGGCCTTGACCAGGTTGCGAGCCAGGTCCAGGTCCTTGAGTTTGTTCTGAGGTAGGTTCTGCACCTGCACGATCCGGCCAGCCCAGCGCCCGGTCCGATTGGCACCGTAGAACTGGGTCAGGCCACGCACGCGGCCATCGCGGCACACAGCCCTGGCCATGGCGCTGAACTTGGACACGCTGGTCTTGGCCAACTCTTGCCGAAGCAGCAGCACCTGGTGCACGACTTTGCTGTCGGTGTTGGCCAACAGCACGGGCACGGTCTTCTTGGTCAGGTCGGTGATGGTGTCATCGTCTTCAGCTTCTTGCAGCCACTTCAGCAGTTGGTTGCGGCTGTTCGGGTTGTCCAAGCCGGTGAGCCGCATGGCTTGGTTGGTCAGCCGTTCTTTAAACAACTCGGCGCACTCGATGGCCGCATCGACCAAGACGGTGTCAAGCATCACGCCCCGGATCATCATGCGCTGGTCCAGGTGCCACAAATGCCACTCGATGTCAGGCACTGGGAACTTGGCCAACTTGGTAGCGATCTCGTCTTCAGACTCAACGTCTCGCAAGCAGTAGTCTTTGAACAGTTGCCATTTAGCCCGGTCGTGTTGCGTCCGGTTGCGTGTGCGGCCACCGTTTATTTTGGTTGGCTTGCATGGGATGCAGAAGTACCTGATCAAGCCCCAGCCTACGGCCATCTTCTGCTTGTCAGGCTCGACCCCTACGACCTTGCCAACGTCAGCCAGGTTGCCGGGCAATCCCAAGTACAGCGCGTGCACGCTTGTGCATCTCCACTGCTCAAACATGATGAACTCTAGGCCAAAGTGCGAGCCGATGCAAGCCATCTCGAACGCTGCGTTGAACGCGGTCTTGATAATGGTCGGGTCCGTCAGCGCATCCATGATGTGGTTGGGCAACTCTTCGCCGTTGACCAAGTCATACACAGCCGCCGGGCCATCACCGTATTTAAAACCGAACAGCATGATCTCGAAGTCATCGGCCTCAGCGTATTTGTGCACGCCGCACTTCTTCAGGTCGACGCTGCTGTACGTCTCCAAGTCAATACGGAGTGTGATCATGCAAAGTCTTCCTGTGGTGTTGATCGCGGGCATGTGTGCGGGTAGCCTTCGCTGTCGATGAGATACCAGCGCGTGCCGTCGTTGCCCCATTCAAGTTTCTTTGTGCCGCACCTGATGCAGGTGACTGACTTACCCTTGGTTAGTGGGTCCTCAAAATCGCTGTCGTACCAGCTGTAATCATCGGCCATCTCGCCCATGATTATTCCGCTGGCCTGGTGTCAACGAAGATGGGGGTGAGGTCGCCCATCCATGAGCCTATCGTGTTGAACTCGAAAAACTCTTCGGCCTCTTCGCGTGTCATCTCGCGTGCCAGTATGTCGATCACGACGGTGCGGTCATACGTGACCACCGGCTCCATACCAAACCTATAGGCTATCCCGATGATGGCCTCATCAAAAATCTTGGGTTCTAAAAAGATCGCGTCTTCGATCTCGTACATGATGCGTTCGCGCATAGCTGTTCTCCTGGTTGTTTGATGAGAGGCCGGTTACTTTGCGCACCTAAACTGCAAGGAGCAAGCATGGCTTACAGGGAGCTCCAGCCCCTCATCAAAAAAGCCCCGTCTTTCCGGGGTGTCAGTCGGCTACTCGCTGCGTCTGGAAAGGGGCCAGCATCCGCTTTGGCTAACAAGGGTGGGGGCTGCCACTTGCAAGTGCGCTACCGAGGGGCCTGATGAGTCGGAATCAAACCTTCCCAGGGCAAGTCCTTCTCGCTGTCAACCCCCACTCTTGTTAGGCCCCGTCTTTCCGGGGTGTCATCGCAAGCGGGTCATAACTCCGCCTTGAAGCGACCTTACTCCGCGTCTGTTTGTTCGACAGGCGCAGGCTCTTGCAGCCGCTTGATCTCTGCCTGGTATTGCTCCCAGGTTTGTTGGACCAGATCGTGTACCTGCTCGTGCGGCAGTTTACGCAAAGCTGCAATCATTAACTCAGCACCTTGCGGTGTGAATTGCAAATTGACAATCGGATTACTTCCCATACCTACTCCTATGAAATGCGAAGAAGTTCAACGCATTTATTTTTGATGCTGGTAACGTAAGACCCTGGGCCCCACGTACCGTTTAACATTGATCCAACTCCCCCTCTAATCATTTCAATCGGATAGGGACCTGGCTCAATGATTTGTATTTCACCAATTGCAGCATTTTGGTTAATCTGCTTTCGGTAAAAATTGCGCAGCTCTCCGCGAGGATAGCGCCCCTTTTTTCTTTGGGGTGTTGCTTGCACTTGCAAAGAGCCAAACTCTTTTCCGTCAGGTGTGATTATTTTATAAACACAACCCAAAGCGTCCATGAGTTTAATTAGTTTTACTAATTGCTGAAGCTGTAGTTCGTGCATGATTTTTTATTTCAAAAAATCTTCTACCTCATCGCTGAAGTCGTCCTCTGCGCGGCTGCGGCCAGACAGTGGTTCACCGTCTGCCAGCTTCTGCACATTGTTCAAACCACATGCGATACCCTTGTTGCCATCCACGCTGTACGCGTAGAAGTTAACCGACACCCGGCCATAACAACCGCTATAAACTTCTTCAACATCCATGATCTCGACCTTGTCAATGTCGATCACGCCAGGGCGTTGGTTGCTGTTGCAGTTTATAAAGTAGTGGCCCTTGTACTCAGGACTCTTTTCTACATCTCGGTCGGTGTCACCATCGCGCAAAGGCAACTTGAAACTGGCCAAGAATTTACCGCCCCAGGTTGATGTGCTCTTCGTGTCAGTCTTAACCGCGTCGACCGCGCCTTTGATCTTATCGATCGTAGCCTTGTCGGATTTCGGGATCAAGATCGCCAAGCTGTATTTGTCCTTGTCATTCTTCTTGAAAATGTTGACGTAAGACAAACGCACCTTGCCGGTGACGATCTTTGTGCTTGCTGTTTGCTGTGTAGCCATTTGAGTGTTTTCCTTATTCACTGATTTACGAGAAATCTTCTACTGCGGATGCAGCAGAAGCGAGTGCTGGTCTTTTGTCAGAGACTGGGACCAGCGTTGGTTTGCCTTCGGGCTTGACGATGAGGCCATCAAGCACTTCGGCGAACACCTTCTTACCGACCGCCTTCTCCATGGCTGTGATGCCCAAGAGACTGCGCTCGTAGATTACTTCTTCAGGTACGCCAGCCACTACCAACTTGGCAGCGACCACGTCCTGGTCTGAATACTTCCTGTTCGATCGACCTTCGACCATCTTGTAGCCAGGCACGATCGTGTTGTGCTCTGTTGCCTGCTTGAGTGCATACGCTTTTAAGTCGTTGAACCAATCGATCACCATGTCTGCTTTGGGTAACAGCTCTGCAATCCGGTCCATCGACAACGACTCAGGCAACGGTGGCTGCGCGTCCTCAAGCGGACCGAACTCCTGCTGTGCAACAGCGATGGCTTGTGTTGCTCTTGCCGGACATGTGTAGCGAGCCTTGCAAAAGCAGCTGGTGCAGTGCTCGCCTGCAACGAACTCACCCTTGCCCACCCACGCCAGGTCCGCCAATGGCTTGACTGTATATATGGCCCACTCAAGCAGGTCATCGATGTGTAGTTCCTCGCTACCAAAGTTGTGGAGCCTTGGTTGCAACACTGTCATGCGCACGCGGAAGATGTCGTACAGGTGGCTCAGCTCATTGAACGCGCCCAGGCCATACAAACGCAGCTGGCTGTTGTGGATCGGATCAACGTAGATGCCCTTGCCATACTTCAGGTCCATCACCTCAACGATGCCGTCGGCCACGATCACCAGGTCACCGGTGCCAAAACCTTCAGGCACCCAAATGCTGAAGTCCAATCGTTTCTCAACCATGATGACCGGGTCCTTGCACCCGTGTTTGATTTCACGAATGCGCTCCATCGCAAAGATAACTGCTTCTTCTACGTAGTCTTCTAGCTCTTGCGAGTAGAACGCGTCCTTCATCAGTGCCGCCCGCCTGGTCTTGTGTTGCTTGGCGGTGATGCGCTCAAGGAAGTAGCTAATCTCCAACTCAAACAGCTGATGCGCAAACGAGCCTTCGCGTGCAAACTCGCTGCCCTCATCGGGGAACTGTGCTTCCAGGTTTGCACTGGGTGTGCACGTCATCCACTTCTCACTGCCGGATGCTGATAGCTTTGCGTGTGCTGTCATTTGCCATACCTCGGTGCACAAGTTACGTCGACAGGGACTGTTGACAAGAAGCCGTTGATGCGGCGACGGGCCGTGATCATCACAGGGCGAAGGCCGCTCTCTTCGCACTCCTTCACGCTGTTGATGACCTCGTTGCGTGTGAGCATGGTAATCTCTCGGTCGACGATCAGCTCGGTGTTC